ACAGCGAACTTGCGGAAGAACTAGCACTTCCTCCAGTTAAAATACATTGTAGTATACTGGCAGAAGACGCTATCAAGGCCGCAGTACAAGATTATAGAAAGAAACACACAAATGAGTAAAGAACAATACAACCTATCAAAACAAACAAACTATCTAAAACGTAAGATGTTCTTGGACCCAGAAGGTCCAGTAACTGTACAACGTTTTGAAGAAGTAAAGTATCCTAAGATTGCCAAGTACGAAGAACTTGCCCGTGGTTTCTTTTGGGTACCAGAAGAGATTAGTCTAACCAAAGACAAAATTGACCATAAGGAATCAAGTGACGCTGTTAAACACATTTTTACTAGCAATCTACTCCGACAGACTGCTTTGGATAGCATTCAAGGACGGGCACCTAACCAAGTTTTTCAACCGGTTATTTCGATCCCGGAACTCGAAGCGTTAGTTAGCAACTGGAGTTTCTTTGAAACCAATATTCACTCAAAGAGTTACAGTCACATCATTCGCAACGTCTATGGTGTTCCTAAAGAAGAATTTAACAAAATTCACGACACTAAAGAAATTGTAGGAATGGCTGCTAACATTGGCCGTTACTATGAAGCCCTACACCAATTGAATTGCCGTAAAGAACTAGGCGAAAAAATTTCCATTAAAGAACATAAACGAGCCATCTGGATGGCCTTGCATGCCAGTTACGCATTAGAAGCATTCCGCTTCATGGTATCGTTTGCTACAAGTCTTGCAATGGTAGAAAATAAAATTTATATTGGTAACGGCAACATTATTAGCCTTATCTTACAAGACGAGTTGTTGCATGCAGAATGGACTGCTTGGTTAATCAACAATGTAACTAAAGACGATGAAGACTTTGTAGTCCTTGAAAAAGAATGTGAAGCCGAAGTATATGCCATGTACCTCGAAGTTATCAAAGAAGAAAAAGACTGGGCCGAATACCTATTCAGCAAAGGTGTTGTTATTGGTCTTAATGCAAACATTCTAAAAGACTTTGTAGATTTTACAGCGTTTACTAGATTGAAAGATATCGGCATTAAGTATGTAGAAGACCACCCGAAGTCGAGTCCTATCCCTTGGTTTAACAAACATGTTAATATCAATAAGAAGCAAACTGCATTGCAAGAAAACGAATCAACTAATTATGTCATCGGTGTAATGAGTGATCAAATGGACTACGAAGAACTGCCAGATCTTTAATTCTACCAATTGTGTTGACACAAATAATACAAATCTGTTAACATATAAAAAAGGAAAAATAATATGAACGTAATTATATGGAGTAAGGATCCCTGTCCTTACTGTGATAGAGCCAAAACATTGTTGACCAGCAAAGGTATTGTTTACGAAGAAAGAAATATTACTCAAGGTACATGGACTAAAGAACAACTAGTAGAATCAGTTCCCGGAGCAAGATCAGTTCCCCAAGTTATTATCAATAATCGACTAGTCGGCGGCTTCACTGAATTGCAAAGATACTTAGAAGAGACAGCAGGCGGTTATGGAGACTGATAAAATTCTAGATTACGAAATTAATCTAGAAGACATTGATCTTAGTTGGGATGTTATGCCTACTAGTCTAACAAGTGTTCAAAGTTCAGCAATTCCTAGTGGTAGTTACACTATTAACACTAGCCAGTTCAATGAGACTAGTGGCAGTTATTTTTGTCATAATACAACTAATCCTACAATTAGCATAGGCAGTAGTAATCCTTCCGGTCTTGATGTACATGGTGATGCTAACTTTGACGGAGACATCAAAGTTAAAGGAAAAAGCCTTACTGAGTTTATGGAAACTTTAGAAAAGCGTTTGGCAATTCTACAACCTGATCCAGAAAAACTAGAACACTTCGACGCACTGCAAAAAGCATACGAACATTATAAAACACTAGAAGCACTTTGCCAACTACCTAAGAAAGATAAAGAATGAAAGTTAAACTAATTTCCTCAAGCAAACCTAGTCGTGATATGTACGATGAAGGTCTTATGGATGCCCAAGACCTTGTGGCATTTTGTGCAAGAGTAAGTAATCCCAGTAATCAATTTAACATGGAAACAGCGGACAAATTGATTCGGTATCTTGTTAAACATCAACACTGGAGTCCACTTGAAATGGTGTCGGCCTGTTTAGAAATTGAAACTACTAGAGATATTGCTAGACAAATCTTACGACATCGAAGTTTTTCATTCCAAGAATTTAGCCAACGTTACGCTGACCCTACTAAGGATCTAGACTTTGTACTGCGTGATGCTAGATTGCAAGATACTAGGAACCGCCAGAACAGTGTAGAAACTGATGATGCAAAGTTGAAAGCAGAATGGGCCAGCCGTCAGAAAGCAGTAATTGATCTTGTAAAAGAAAATTATGCCTGGGCCATAGAAAATGGAATTGCCAAAGAACAAGCCCGTGCTATTCTTCCAGAAGGCAATACAGTAAGCCGCATGTATATGAATGGTACTATTCGCAGTTGGATTCATTATATTCAACTACGTGCAAGCAACGGAACTCAATTAGAACATATGGAAATTGCTCGTGCATGTGCAAAAGTAATTGCTGAGATCTTTCCTATGGCCGACGAGTATGTCTAACCTAAGCGGTAATGCTCAAGAATTCTTAAATGATCATAGAATTCGGTTAGTGGATTCAAATAAGCGAGCACATCGTCATACCAAAATGGACACTCGTTTTTTTACTTTTGAAGACGACTACAATAAAATGCTAAATGAGCCGTTGGTATTCGAAACAGAACCACTGTATACTGTAGAGATTTCAGAAAGCGAAATAGAACGAATTGCAAGTTTTGAAACAAAAGTGTTTAATCACATGCGTAGTCAAGGTCATTATAATATGTTTGAAACATTAATGGCACAAAAAGAACAAGAGAAATCACTGAGAGAAACGTATCCCTCAGTACAAAAAGCATACGAACATTATTCGCTAATGTTAAAGTTAGCACAATCAGGAGAATTATAAATGTTATTAAAGAAACCAATCACACAAGGATCAGTAGTTAGTATTAAAATTATTAACGGCGATGAAATTATTGCTCGTTACGAAGATGAAACCGCTGACACTGTTACTATAAACAAACCACTTGCCCTTACCATGGGTGCTCAAGGACTAGGTATGATTCCGTGGGTATTTCTTGGCGATGCAGAAACTATCACATTGCAAAAGTCGCATGTATTTTTTGTTATTCCTAGTAAGAAAGATGCATCTAATCAGTACATGCAAGGTACAACTGGTATTGCACTGGCTTAAATAGTATTATGCCAGCAATACACAGAAATACTGATTCAAGAAGTTGCGGAGCAACAACTATTGTTTCCGGACAATCGAATGTCTGGGCCAACAGTCTATTGGTCAGTGTCGACAACGATCAGAATAGTCATGGCGGAGGGAATCTAGTTGCCGCCAACAACAATGTTTACATTAATGGAAAACTTGTTGTAAATGACACTCCGGAGTCAGCCTCTCCGGACAATTTATGTCCTCCATTGGGCGGAGCCCATTGCAGTCCGGTAACTGCTGGAGGCAGTGACAATGTATTTGTAGGCGATTAATGAAACAAAAGTTTATTGATTTATACATGGCGTGGGCCGAAAGACTTTCGCAACTAAGTCATGCTAAACGTCTGCAAGTCGGTGCTGTTATTGTAAAAGATGATACTGTAATCAGTTATGGTTACAACGGCATGCCTAGTGGATGGGATAACGGTTGTGAGGAAGTCATTGAGCAGCATGAAGATGGTGGTCAAGTATTAAAGACAAGGCCAGAAGTATTGCATGCAGAATCGAACGCAGTCGCTAAATTAGCCAAATCAAATAACAGCGGAGCAGGTGCTGATATCTTTATTACTCATGCTCCTTGTTTAGATTGTGCCAAATTAGTTTATCAAGCAGGCATCAAACGTGTGTATTTTAGAACAGCATACAGAGATAACAGCGGTATTAAGTTTCTAGAACGTTCTGGTGTTATCGTTAACCAAATTTTTTGATTAAATATAGAGGAATAAGACTATTCTTGCATAGCAAGAAGATCGGGTGAAAGTCCTTGTAATTAGGCAGAAATACGCTTATTCTTCTGTCAAAAGTTATTGTTGTATAAAGCAACTAGAAACGGATTCAATACTCAGGTGCAGGGCCTGGCAGGTCCACCAAAAAGCACCTTCGGGTGCTTTTTTTATCAATAAGTAAATGATGATAGGCATTGATATAACAAAAGTTTCAAGGTTTAAAAATATGAAAACCTTAAATCGTCTAATGGAAAAATTAAATGTAGATGGAGATACTGCAATTGCTGCTGCAAAGACATGGGCTTGTATGGAAGCCATAGTCAAAGCAGAGGGCAAAGGGTTTGACTATTCTAAAATACAAATAAAATTTTCATTTAATTCTGCTCCTCTTGTAATTGACAATAACAATGTGTTAGAATATAAGTATGCATTATCTTTATCGCATGAAGATGATATAGTAGCCGCAGTAGCCATGCGGATCAATAAATAAATCAAGGAGAAAAAATATGGCAACAGGAACTAACTCACGTGCTTCGGTAGTAAAGCGTACTAACCAAGGTGGCAAAGTAAAACGTTCTTCAATGAATAAAACTCAAAAATCTAGTTTTAAAGCATACAGAGGACAAGGCCGATGAGTAAGGGGTCTCGGCCACGGCCGTATAGTGTTAGCCAAGAACAATTCGCTAACAATTATGATGCAATTTTTGGAAAGAAGAATAAAATGTCTCCAAGCGTAGAACAAATGAAAAAAGGCACATGCGGATGTGGCCGGTCACCCACTGGTAATTGTATCGGTTGGCACGGACTGAGTGAAGAACAGTATCGAGATGTGTTGGAAAAATATATGACAAATCAAGAGGATACAAGCGGCGAGGCTGTATAATACTGATGAAGATTGTTTATATACATGGAGCAAATGCTACTCCTGAAAGTTTTAATTATATTAGAGAGCATATTAATGCAGAAGAAGAAATTAATATAAAATACAGCAGCGAGGATGGTTTTGCTCATAATTTAGAAACAATCACACATACTTTAAAACAACAAAAAAATATTTTCTTTATAGCACACAGTCTAGGAGGAATATATTCACTGCACTTGGCAAATAGGCTTCCTAAAAATATTCTAGGTGCAGTTACTATTAGTACTCCGTACGGCGGTGTTGCAGTTGCTGACTATGCCAAATACTTTTTTCCTTTTAGCAGATTAATAAGAGATGTAGGTCCGCACAGCAAACCGATGATTAACACTAGTGGTTTATCTGTATTACATCCGTGGACACAGATTGTAACCACTAAAGGAACTTCACCTTGGATCCATACAGAAAACGACGGAGTTGTAACTGTTCAAAGTCAACGTTATTTTGAAGATCAGATGAATTTAATCGAACTAGAATTAAATCATTACGAAGTAGTAATGAATAAAAAAGTTGTAGAAATTATTAAAGACAGATTAACTTTGAATTGAATCGTTTGCAACTAATTCTATTTTTTCTTCAAAATAATTAGAAAAATATTTTATTCTAAATTCTGGTTTGAGAGAAGCATGACAAATTGCAATAGGATGTTCTCGTTTAATCATGTTAGGATTGTCAAATACTAGAAGTTTTTGAATTGCATTTTTTGAGGATTGGTCAGGCATTAATATATCATTCAATTGCCAATTGTAAGTTATTCCGTTAGAATCAAGAAAATCACATTTTTTTAAATTTCGAACCAATGTTCGATATCCATTTGCTCTTATACTAAAAAAAGCATCAAATATTCCTTTAGCATATCCGTTTAACAAACTTAATTTCCAAACGCCATACAAACTAGTATCAAGTGTAAATATTGAATCAGTTCTTCGAGTTTCTCCAAAGATAAAGAACATAAAACAACTTTCCTCATAAGGAATGGCTGTAATCATATAAGACATTATTTGATTTGTTGATGTATTTTTAACAGCAACTACAAAAAGTTTGTCACTAGTTGATTGTATAATGTGTTTTAATTTCAAGTTAAAAATATCATACCATGCTACAGTTTTTAATGAACCATGTACATCAGGCCGACTTTTGCCAATTTCGATAAGTTCATCATAATGACTCATGTCACATATAAATGCATGATAATTTTGATAATAAAAATCTTTAATCATTTATTTTTTTCCATATAAAAAATAGATTCTTTAAATTTTAATGCAGAATCTATAATTAATTTATTATACCGTTCTCTAAGATAATTAAATTTTCCTGTTTTATCGTTGTGTGGAGAATAGTTAGTGCCTATGATAACTGCACATCGTCTTCCCGGATTACTATTATAAACTGCATGGCCTGCTTTCATGTTATTTAAATAAAACGCTTGTCTCGGATGATATATTTCTGCTTTAATAATTTCATCTTCTAATAATTCAATGTGATTGTCAAAATTGTTGTAAAGGTAACTCTCATCTGAATTTTTATTTTTAACACGTTTGAGATAAAGTCCGTTATTTACTAAATCGTCAAAACAAAAATAAAATCTTAGTCCCAGATAATCTGGATCAGTATGCCAAAAACCAAAACCAGTTGATTGCTGCCTTGCAGGAATCATGCCCATTACAGAAAATTCATGATCTTCTAATCCAAATCCACTATGTAGATACTCTTTAATTTCTGGAAATAATATATCAAACTGATTTAACCATTGATAATTGTGTTTACAAAAAGTTGAATCCCACGGATAATTGTCCATTCTATCATGGCCTATCCAATATTTTGAAGTGAGTCTTAATAAATCATTTTGAGGATAAGTTTGATAAATCCAATGATATAATTTATCAATATCGATTTCTGGACAAAGTGGAATGTCCAACGGGGTGTATAAAACATCTAGCATATCCATAGTATGTTATTTACATTTGGTAAAATCACTGGTTGACAATTGTGGCAAAACCATATATAATAAACACATAAGGAGACTTTGATGTCAGCAGAACACACACTTACAAACATTAAACTATGGTGCATCGCCCAAAGTGGTGATGAACAAATTTGGACAAACAAAAGTACTACATATTTTTGGAATCGTGGCAAGGATACTGCTACAGGATTGATTAATGGAGTAGTACGAAAATTAGCAGGAGTAGATGCCCAGGGTATAAAAATTTGGGTAGTAGCAGGTAGTTTAAAAATTTCATCAACTGGTGAGATTTCAAGGTTTACTGGCATTCCTCGTAAAATTCAAAAAACATTTGAAAATACATCAATTAAGCAGTCTGAAAAAGAAATGGAAACAGTATGAAAAATCGTCACGGCGACAAATATAGTTTTGTTAAACTTACTGAAGACACCTATACAATTCAAGGTGATTTAAAGTATTGGCGGTTTGAAGGTCGCGAAGGCCAGAATAAAATGGACATGTCTGATTTAGGATTTGTTGATCCTAGTGGCGGTCCATTCATTGAAATTGGAATGAAAATTGGAGACCGTGAAATACGCCGCATCGAAGTGTCTGG